TGTCTATATTTTTATTCATATGATTTTTATTTCCTTAATTGCTATTTATTTAGTATATTATATATGTATAATAAATATTAAACAAAAGTAATAAAAAATTTAAATTATGGCAACACAAGCACCTAAAAGAAATGTAGTATCAATTACCACACCATTTGGTGAAACAGGTAATGTAGTTAATAAAACTTATATACAAAAATTTAGAACATTTTCTATATTGAATAACAGTGGAACATGTACTGTTATCATGCCTCAAGGTAACACAATGGTTATTCCAGTAGGAGTAACAGTTAACTGGGATGCAGGTTCACAAAGTGGTAAACTTAATAAACTAAAAGGAGCGACCATTACTGTTAATGCAACAGATTGCGTAATTGTAGCAACTATATAAGTTTATGGCCTCTACTAATATTGAAATAGGATTAATGAAACAACGTATGGACTCTATGGAAGAGAAGTTGAACAAAATTGACGGTAAGTTAGATATGCTTACTGAGAAGCTGTTAGATCCTGATTATGGGGTAACAGCAAGAGTGAATAGAAACACTACTCACCGTAAAGTAATGAGTAAAGCTCTATGGGTAATCTATGCAATAGTAATAGGGCTAGTAGTTAAAATGATCTGGAACTAAGATGACAAGCACCCTTAATACTAATGCAGCAGCCATATGGGGAGGAAGAAATAGAATTGACACTCCGTCATTAAATACTTGGGATACAGTCTATGAAAGTTACCCAGCATTAAGATATGATACTAGAGTTGATGACTTTAGAGAAGCTCAGAAGAGACCACCATTTTACATTAAACAAATATATATACAAAATAACTCAATAGGTGAAACTAATAATAAGGTTTTTTCTATGAGAATATATAATTCAGCTATAACCACTGCTACATTTAATGGTGAAGTTCCATCATTTGTATCAGTTCCAGCGGAGATGACACTTTGTGATAATTTAACTCTTAGTGATGGTGAGCGTGTAGCATTGCTTGGAAGTGAGTCACCTTTGAAGTTAAATAATTTACAAGATATTATTCAGTTTCAATCACACACATCTCTAGATGGATTTGTTATATCAATATGGTTAGAACAATGGTCACAATATTATGATGAGAAAGATACTATTGAAGCTGTTTCACATGAACCAGAAGTAGTACATGGAGCTGGAGAAACTAGTGCATCAATTAACTCAATAAGTATGAAAGTTGGAAGAGTTCTATCTGGGACTCCAAATAAAGCAAAAGGAAATACAGAATAAAATGGCAAAAGAATTAAATGAAAATTCAGGATTTCAAGTAAGTGTTAAAACTTTAATAGCAATTGGTGCTGCTATGGCTACGGTTATTAGTATGTGGTTTATGCTGCAAGCTGATATTGAGGAAGCTAAAGAATTACCAAAACATACAAACGATGTATCTAGAATGGAATTTGATATGAAAGACAAAAACATAAGACAATCAATTGAACATACAGAAGATGCTGTTAATGAAATTAAAGAAGACCTAAAAAGAATGGAGGATAAAATAGATAGATTAAGATGAAACACTTAGATACAGATAAAGATATTAGTTGGAAAATATTTGTAATTTATCTTGTGTTACTTGGTTTAATGTTGCTTAGTGGAATGGCTATTGGACAAAATGTTGTAGTAACACACTTTAATGCTGCATGGAATAATCCTAATAAGGTTGAATACATTGGTGAACTAACAGATTGTGATATAGTTTATGTTGATATAGCTGCATCACCAAAGTTACAAGCCAAACATGATATATCAGTAGTCCCAACAGTTGTTATATTTAAAGATGGAGAAGAAAGAAAAAGATTTAAAGCTGACATATCTTTTAGTATGAAGGCTACAAGAAAAGAAATGCAGGATTATATAGATGACTTATTAATGGAAGACTTTTAAACCAATGAAGACAAAAATACCAAAAATAATACATCAGATCTGGATAGGTAAAGAGATTCCTAGTAAGTTTAAAGGATTTACAGATAAGATGAAAGAAGTACATGAAGAGAAAGGTTATAAACATTACTTATGGGGTAATGAAATATGGAAGAAATATTCTAAAGATCCTTATATAGCAGCTTATGCAGGGAAGAACTTTCCATTAGCCTATGTTACAGATAGATTTAGAATGTTATTATTAAGAGACTATGGTGGTATTGCAGTTGATCCGGACTGTGAGATAATAAGATCATTTGATAATATTATGGATAGGTTAAGTGAAAATATTACATATTTTGCTGGAATGAGAGCTAAGGTAGATACAAGAGGAGCACTAATTGAATGTGGGATCCAAGGATCTACACCTAATTCAAGAGTTGTACAGGAGTTACTTACTGTATGGAATGACTTAAAGTTTGCTCCAGGAGGATTAAAAACAAGTGATAAATTAATTAGTATAATAGATACGGATGTTTCACTAGTGAACTTTGAACATTTCTTTACATATACTGTAAATAATAAAACTATATTATTACATGAACCACATTCTCTTGATACATGGAGAAAACCAGAAGGAAAAATGGATATGCAAAGAAAAAGAAGAAACATTGTTAAAAGACTACAACAAGAAATAGTAACACAATAAAAAAATGAAAAAATTATTACTACTATTATTACTACCTATATTAGGTTTTGGACAGTACACTCCTATTAAGGAGGTTATCGTTCATATAACTACAGATAATTATCCTGCTGAGACTAGATGGGTATTGCACGTTGATAGTTTGAATGGTTTTATTATAGGTGATGTTAACTACGGACACTACAATACACCTAATACAATATATACAGATACATTATATATTTCTGATACTATAACTGACATTACCTTTGTTATATATGATTCCTACGGGGATGGTATGGATGGTAGTTATTACGTATCTATATGTGCAGATACAATAATAAGTTATCCTACTCCTTCTTTTAATACTGGTACTTTCTCTAATAGAACTGTACCAGCTTGTATGCCTACCGGGCCTCCAACAGGACCGTGTGTGCCAGCAGTACTTAATATAAACTTAGATCAATTTACACCAGAGACTACTTGGGAGATACATGACTCTACAGGTAGTTTGTTATTTGCAGGTGGACCTTACGGACAAGCACCGGGTTATCAACCACAATTTGAGAATATCTGCCTACCTGTAGGAGAAATAAGTTTAACCATATATGATTCATATGGTGACGGATTGCAAGGTTCATTATGGCAGGGACAAGATGGTTCATATTATCTTACACAGTGTGGAGATACATTGATATATGGAACAGATCCAGCATTTGGACATGATACTACTCACGTGTTTACTTCAGATACATGTGTTCCTCCACCACCAGTACCTGGTTGTATGGATGTAAATTATATAGAATATAATCCATTAGCAACTGTAGCGGATACTAGTTGTGTTACTTTAAAAATTTATGGATGTACTGATAGTACAATGTTTAACTATGATTCCACTGCAAACACTATGGATTATGTTGATAGTTGTTTATATACATTAACTTTATATGATTATCAGAGTAACGGATGGGTGGGTAGTGTTTTAAATATTTACCACTGTGATGATACATTATCATATGTTTTAGATTCTGGTTATACTGAAACATTTTATTTAATGTTAACATCTCCTAAGCTAGTAACAGCTGAGTTTATTCTTCTAGATCCTAATGCTAGTGCCACGGTTGTAGAATGCGGCTTCTCATTAGTTAGTTCTTCAGGAGATACAACTTTGTATGTACCTGGTGGATTTAGTTATTCTGGTCCAATACTCCCTTTTAATCTTTATACAGCAATGACTAGCTGTGGTGTTGAATGTGAGCCAGTAGTAATAGGATGTACAGATAGCACAGCTTATAACTATAACGCCTATGCAAATGTTGCAAACACTTGTTATTATAATCCAGGATGCATGTTTCCTTATTACTTAACATATCATACTCAAGGTTTTATTGCTGATATAGATGATGGGAGTTGTGATACAGTAGCTGTATTTGCGTGTATGGATTCTACAGCATTTAACTATGACTCAACAGCTAATGTAAATACTGCTTGTATACCAGTGATATTAGGATGTATGCAACCTTTGGCATTCAACTTTGAACCGCTAGCTAATACACCAGATACTTGTATTGCTATAGTATATGGATGTATGAGTTCAATAGCTTTAAACTATGATTCATTAGCAAATGTAGATGATAATAGTTGTATAGGTATTGTTTATGGATGTACTGATACAGCTGCATTTAACTTTGCACCATTAGCCAACTGTGACGATAACTCATGTATACCTGTGATCTATGGGTGTATAAATCCAACTCAATTTAATTATGATTCTATTGCAAATACTAATGATGGTTCATGTATTCCATTTATCTATGGATGTACTGATTCCACAATGTTTAACTTTAATCCTTTAGCCAATGCTGATAATAATACTTGTGTTCCTATTACTTATGGGTGCACTGATCCTTCCGCTCTTAACTTCAATGCCTCTGCCAATACAGAAGATTTCTCTTGTATTGCTTATATTTATGGTTGCATGGATAGCACTGCTCTCAATTATAGCCCAATGGCTAATACAAGCAATAATACTTGTATTACTGCTATTGAGGGATGTATGGATCCGATTGCGTACAACTATGATGACTTAGCAAATGTATCTGACTCAGCATCTTGTCTTTATAGTGCAGGATGTATAACAGGTGATGGGATACCTTATTGGTTAAATGATCTTTGTTATGCTTGGGTTATAGAAGTTGATGAGTACTGTTGTGATAATGAATGGGATAATATATGTCAATTAACTTATGATTACTGTGAAGGAACCTGGACAGGACCTATAGCTAGTAGAGTAATTGAACAAAGTAAAAAGTTAATAATGATTACTGATCTATTAGGGAGAGAAATAAAAGATCAAACTAAACAAATAATGTTGTACATCTATGATGATGGAACAATTGATAAAGTAATAAAACAATAAAGTTATGTCAAATGCATCATATGTAGACTTAGGAAGAATAAATAAATGCAAGATTGTAGGTGCTAAAGCACGTCATATTGAAGTTAGATGTGATGAAGCACCGTGTACAGAGAATTGTTTTGAATGCATTGATGGAGATTGTGAAGCACAAATTGGAGGACAATATGATACTTTGGCAGAGTGTTTAGCAAATCCCCTTGTAAATAGTTGTTTAACTTCTGGTGGAGTTGATAGTGGAATCTTTACTAATAACCCAACAGTTTTTTGGGATTGGTATTTTGCAAATCATCCAAATGATCCTATTGCTAATTACTTTTTTGAGTTTAATGGTCCATGTCCATCATCTAATCATAGCACTTGTACACCTAGTTTAATTAATACAAATGTAGTTGGTTCATTCATACAACATATTGATTATCTTTCTTTATTCCTACCAGGTACTGCTTTTGGTGCAACATACTATGAAGATATATATCAGGCGCCTATGACTGGGTATTATACTGGAATGGACTGCTATGGACCTGATGGTTATATACAAAATATAATAAGTCAGATTCAGATATGGGATAGTAGTGGTACAAATGCATATACATCTACTAGTATTAATGATTTAGTAACTTATATGAATGCTAATGGTGCTCCATCAGCAACAGTAGGTATGGGTTACATACAGCTGAAGGGTATATGGCAAACCGCTGAAGGAGGAGGTTCTACATTACACGTTAGAGGGGTTCCTTGTATATGTACGGTTCTTGAAGCTGAATGTTGTTATGGACCAAATGGAGGATACCTATATTCATATAATACACTAACAATTAGTGATCTTACATCTGGAGCTGTTCAAATAGGTCCAGGTTTTGCTAGCTATAATGATTTAGTAGTTTGGGCAAATGCAAACGGATGTGCGGGAAGTGTAAATACAGGTATGACATTTGCTCAAATTACGGCAGAACTATCTCTATGTTTATGTGCAGAAGCAGGTGGTTGTCAAGGTTGGGATTCATCAGTTTCAGGTACAGCACAGGATCAGTTTACTTGGCATTCAACTACTAATTGTGCAAATGGAGTTCCTTTTGGTGATTACTTCTATGAAGACATGACACTACCACCAAGTATTGATGATTGTATAGGACCTAATGGAGGTGTTTATACTACTATGTACTCAGTAATAATTTATGATAAGGCTTATAGTGTAATTCAAACAATTACTTCTAATGCTGCAGCTGTTATAACTTGGATGAATGCTAATGGTGGAGGTGGATACTCTTGTGGTATGACTTGGAATCAGGTTAGTGCTTTGTATTCTACTTTTTTAGGTCAAGGTACAACTAATCATATGGCACCAAGTCTTTTACCATGTTATTGTACAGGTACTTTTAATACTTGTGCTAATAGAACAAATACCTTTCAGGTTTCTAATTGGATGGATCATTTACAATATATGTCTGATAACCATCCAGCTCAGGATATTAGTAATTATCAGTATGAACAATCTGTCCATCCATATGATCCAAACACAGGATGTGCTCCTGGACCTGATGGAGGTCCAATGGTTTGGCATTCTAAGTATCAACTTACCCAAACAACAACCATAATAGATATAGGGTCAACTACTATGAATGGTCTTATTGCTCTAGCACAAAGTCCTCCAGGTACTCTTAATCCTTGTCCTGCTTGTATTTCAGGGATGAATATATGGGATTTAGGGCAAGAATGGAAAGCGGCACAAGGATATACGACCGCTGGTTATGGTCATGTAGCATCACCAATGTTTTTATGTAATTGTATTAATGATGGAATATGTGATATAACACTTGATGCAATAGGAGAACCATGTGAATGTAGTGGTTGTGGTTCAGGACCAGGAGCTAGTTGGGAATGTTATGAAGGTGCTGCTGGTAGTTACTGTGCTGATCCTACAGATGGAAGTGGTCAGTATCTAAATGAAGCTGATTGTCTTGCTGCTTTAGCTACTGGTTCAAACAGTTCATGTGATGTTAATGGAATAGGACCAACAGCAAGAGTAAACGGTGCACCTGGTGTAATTTTTAGTAATGTCTCTGGTGCAAATAATTATTATACAGATCCTGCTAATGGAATAAGTGGTACAGATGCTGCTACTCTTTTCTTTGAGGTATCTCTTACAACATTGCCTTGGAATCCTTGTGTTAATTTACCTGCTAATCAAACTTGTTGTCCTGGACCAAATAGTGTTGGTAGTGGTGCAGGAGCAACTATAATGACTTATATTGAGGATATGAATTTCACTATGCCATACTGGGATCCTAATCAAATTGCTGGAGCATCTAATGTAGTTTATTGTTGTCTTAATAATTCCTCTCCAGCTAGTTATGATACAGGTGTAGTTTATATTCCTTTTCTTGGACCTAATGCTGATTATCAAGGTTGGTATGGAAATGATGGGTTTGGTAATATACAATCTTGGAATTGGGATGAAATTCTTTCAGATGCAATTGCTGGAGGTGTTAATCTAACTCTTGGAATGAATACACCTTGGAATAGTGGTGCAAATGGTGCTGGGAATTTCAATGGAGATATAAGGTCATGGCAAATTACAAATCCAGCTCAAATGGATTGGTGTCATGGGTTAAATAGTTGTTTACAAAATGGATATGCTGATAATGGTCAAGTTATTAATAGTTGTGATGACATATGGGATTATTCACGTTTATTGGATCCTACTCAACCTTTTCTATTTGCTGGTATGTATGATGATGCTAATTGTATGCTAGCAGGTACTACTAATACTTGTACTTCACCAAGTGGTGGTTGTTGGACGATAAATAATGCTTTCCACGTATATAACGTGACTGGTGCAATACAGTTGAGTTCAAGTTTAGGAGTACAATATATTTGTGATTGGTTAAACACTACAACTCTATTTAATATTTCTGGTGCTAGTCCCTCAATGACTTTTGCTCAAATATATAATCTCATTTTTACTTCAAATGGTACTCTAAAAGGAGGATATATTGTGTGTCAAACTCTACCTTGTGCATGTGATGGTATTGAATGGACTAATGAGGCATGCCCTCCAAATCCTTGGCTAGGACCTTATGATGTTATGTGTGACAGAGGTGTATCATCTTGTATTAATAATGCATTTTGTTATTGTGAACCATCTTGTGATAATGTAACTTATGAGTGTGATCCAAAAACATGTGATTGTTATGATCCGGGTGATGGAACAGGAACATACTCAGGCGCTACAGCATTGGCAGATTGTCAAGAGGATTGTTGTGATGATAGAAATAAAGAATCTTGGGTTTGTACAGCAGGTGGTACTTGTGTTGACCCAGGGAATGGAACTGGACCATATGCAACTGCAGCTCTTTGTCAAGCATCTCCTGGTTATACTAATTGTCCTCAGCCAATTGGAGGACTGGTTATAGGAACATATACAAGTTCTGGAGCTGCATTAGTAGCTGATACAACAGATAATACACATGTTCCAGATTTTACTACTTTAAATGATGATGAATTTACTTGGATTAATAATACTCCATCACAGTGTCCTCAAACTGGTCCTCATGCGTGTCCGAGTGATCCAGTAACAGGATGTTCTTATTGGAGAGGACCAACTTATCAACCATTTACTCATAGCGCAACTAATCCAAATTGTACGGATATTCCTGGTGTTACTGGAGGATATTTTACCTCTTGGGAGGATTGTATTATTGCTTTACAAGCTCAAGGTGTACCGGTAACACTAAATAATACCTTTGAAGATGTATGGGGTCATTCATCAGGGTGTGCTGGTATTGTATCACAATTTTATAATCCTGGTTGTAATGGTTGTGACCCACAAGGATTACATGAATGTTGTCACAGGTGTTACACAGCTTCTATGCAATGTGGTTGCGTCTCTTGTGGTGGAGGTCTTCCATGGGAATGTCAACCAGATGGAGGGTGTATACAGATAGCTGGAGGAACACATCTTAGTCAGTTTGATTGTGAACAGTCAGTATTACCAATAAATAGTTGTGAAGATACAACACTTACATGGGGTTGGATTCCATTTCTCAATTGTGAACACTTAAAAGAGGCCATATCCTACAATACACCTTTAGTAGATGTAACTACTACCTCATATTATATAGCGGGGGGTCCTAATGGCAATGAGTTTTGTGATTTACAAAATAATACAGATTGTCCAGGTATATCAGATTTACTAGGATCTGCTCAAGTTGCTATGGGACCAATCATACCATATAATCCAGGTAATGGAGCTTCATTAGTAGGATTTGCAGTATCATATCTTACATGGGATTCCTTTATAGTTGATGGAATGGCTATTGCTGGTTTAGGTTTTGTTGCAACTGATGTATATAGTGATGTAGAGGCTAAATTGTGGGCTTATTATGGTCAAGGAAAAGCAGAATTAAAATGGGAATGTATTTGTTGTGAATGTACAAAAGGTTGTCCACCGATTGATCCTGCAGGACGTAAGTCATGTTTAGTATTATGGTTAGATGCAACTGATATGACAAGTGTTACACTTCAAGGTCCTCCAAGTCTGTCAGGACTTACACCTATAGAACGAATACAAAATAAAGCATATAATGGTATTGGTCTACCTTTAGATTTAACTGCATATTATACATGGGATACTATTGATAATCTTATAATAACTGCTCCAAAATACGATACTATAAGTTTTCCTTTTCATGCTATAAATTTTACTTGTAAGGCAGATCCTAGATGTCAGTATCTTATTGCTAATCCTGATGGACCTAATCCACCAAGGTTAGAACCAGATACAACTCTTATACCTGCAACTTATGGTAAAGGATGGTCAGTATTCTTTCATCGTACAACAACAACTGATGAATGGGTAAATAGTAAAACATGGTTTATGGGTGATGACTGGACAGTAAGCAATAATGAGGAAAACTCAAATGCTTCTGGTCTAAAACCACATGGACAACCATATTGTAAGAGTAATTATTATGGTCATAATCATGCTGAAGAAGTTACACCTAGTAGTTATTATGAGTCTTCCCCACTAAATGAGATAAATAATACTGGATATAGAACATTGAAGGGAGGGGTATGGTATCTACATTGGATAGTAGCTACAGAACAATTTCCATATGGTAATGATTTGTTTGATGTTATATGGGGTGTTGGTCATGCTATGCAATTTAAAGATACTATTAAAGGAGTAGACTTGGATATGATACTTGCTAATATTAATACTAGAAATAGAGGTCTTGATAACTTTAAACCTGGTCAAGGATGGTTTAGTGAAGTAAGAGCATATAATTGTTCTTTTGATAAATATCAAGTAGCAGATGAACTTATAGAGATGGAGGCTAAGTATGGAACTACCGCTCTTAATATACCTGATCAATTACCACCTGGGTGTGGAGATGCATTTAAGTCAACAGCGTTTGATGGACAAGATTTAACTCATATTGCTGTTCAGACTGCTGAAACTATTAATCCTGGACATGGAGGATTTACTGCAGCTTTTTGGGTTAGGCTTAATGACTGTATTTATGAGGCGGGAGCTACACCAGATGGTTGTTTATTTGAAAAAGGTTTGAATATTCCTTTAGATAATGAAGATGTTGCATTTAGATTATTAATAAATGGTCAACCAGCTTCAGCAGACTTTGGAAAATTATATTGGGATGTATTTGGTGATTCCCCTAGAGCTTATATAGGAAACTATAGAAGATCAATATCTAGTCTTGCTTGGCTTGGTGAAGCTAGTTGTGCAGCTCTAGTAGGTAAATGGAAACATGTTAGTGTTACAATGGCTGATATACATGGATCAGGATTAGAAATATATATAGATGGTGTTAATATGACTGGCACTCAACCTGCAACTGCTCCAGGAGGAGGTGTAAGAAGAGATAGTAATTATACATTAAATATAGGAGATAGTTCTAGAAATAATTTTACTACTAAAGCTAATTTTAGTCAATTTATGACTTGGAATACTGAATTACTTGAAGATGAGATAAAAGAAGTATATTCAAATGGAGCTTATTTTGATCCAATGTCTAATGATAATATGGGGACTTTAAAAAGTACAGGTTCACCATATGCTCAAGCTGATAATGTAACCTTCTATACAGATATGGATTCTGAAATAATAACAGATCGTGGACCAAGACGTTTACCAGTTATAAAGTATGGTGGAGTTACACTTGATACTACTGATATAGATCCAGTAAATGCAGGTCAACCTATTGATATACCTGGTTTAGTATTATGGTTAAGGGCTGGTACAAAAATGCTTGCTGATTATAGTATTACTGATGCTGTCATTCAAAGAGCTGATTATATGCAAGGTAATTCTTTAGAGATAGGAGATAAACTTGCCATATGGGAATGTTATTCAAATAAAGGTATATATGGTGCTCAAACAACTTTAGCATCTAAACCTATGTATGAAGGTGATGGAACTATTACACCATTAATTAATGGAGTCTATGGAAAAGGTGACAAACAACTAAAATTATATGGTAAGCGTGGTTCTAACCCTATACAGATAGCTACAATTAATGAAGCAATTAATTCAGGTGGATTTACTTTAATGTTTAGAACTAGACTAGAAGTAAATGATTTACCTGGGTATTTTATGGGTTCAAGCAATGCAGATACTTTTGTTAGAATGACCGCTCCTGATGTATTTAGTGTAAAGTTAGGTGGAGGAATTACAATGGACTTTGCAGTGCCTTCTCCTGGTATAACTTATACTGATACATATATATTTACTGTAGTGAGAATGAGTAATGGTGATATGAAAGTAGGAATAGATGGTGGTGTATTTGTTGATCAGAGTCTAGTAGGAATACATAATAGTATTACAGATGGTGAAATTACCCATCTATTAGGTGCAGGTACTGTATTTATGTTTGGATGGTTATTTGACTTCATGTTCTGGAAAGAAGTAGAAATAAGTGATGGACAAAGATTGTCAATGTATAGAGTTATGAATGAAACAGTAAGAACATTATAATTATGATAGTGATAAGGATATTAATTACAGTATTTATTTTATTAACAATAAATGTTAATGCACAAGAGATGTTTAAAGATTTCTTTAAGTATTCTACATTTTATACTTCAGTCAATGGAGGAACATCTATATCCGATCAGAATGAATTCTCTGTTAATACAGGTCTATTGCAAACCAATGTGGTAAAAACTCCCCATGATTATACAGTAACGTTTGGTGTAAGAAAGATACAGAGATTCCAATACGAACCAAAATCAAACTTCAAAGACGGAACAGAAACGTCCTTCAATGATGCAGCTACAATTGGTAGATTAAAGAATAAATGGGAATATTTATTTGAGGTAGACCTAAGACGACAAGAAGGAGAAGACTACTTTGATCAACATCACATGATAAGATATGTTGCTGATGATGGGTGTGGCAAGAGTCTTTGTTTGAATCATTGGATGATTAAAGGCGAGTATCTTGAGAATGGTTTTGCTGATATTAAGTATTTTGAATCATCAGAAAGGTATAAGTATAATGTGACAAAGACTCTCTCTTTTAACATAGGGGCAGCACAAAGACTTTCTGAGCCATACGGATATGATCCTTTGGAAGAATGGTTATTATCTAATGGAGGAATTCATTATACGTATTTAGCTATAGAAGAGGGATATAACGTCAATGTATATGCAAATGAATATAGTGATCCCGGTGGGAACATTGTTGCAACTAGTAGTGAAGTGTGGGAAGCTGTGATAATCCCAGAGGTATTGGTAGATTATGTTGAGTCAGAGAGAAATAAGTTACCTACTCAATGGGCTCAATCATTAGTAATAGGATTTGATTATTATAAATATAAGAAAGATGTGTGGATGCATGCATGGGGAAATGTATTACCTTGGCATTATGATGATGGAGGGGACTTCTCTTATCATAAGTTCAATGACAATAAGCAATGGTTAGATTATTCAGGAGGTGTAATATTTGGATACAAGATAACCAAAAATCTTGGCGCATTTGTAGAAGGGAAATATAACAAGTACTGGGATAGAGAATGGTATGACTTTAAATTTGGAGTTAACTATATAATATTCTAATTGGCAAAACATAGAAAAAGCATGGCTGCAAAAAAAACTAAAAAGACACCTGCAAAAGGTAAACGTTTTGTAAAGGTTGTAAAGAATGCTAAGACAGGACGTACTAGAAAAGTAAGTTATGGTCAAGCTGGTAAAGCTAAGAAAGGTGGGGACCGTATAAGACCGGGAACTAAGAAGGGTGATGCATATTGTGCTAGGTCTGCAGGAATAAAGAAATGTAAAAATCCACCTTGTGCTAATGCATTGAGTAGAAAGAAGTGGAAATGTAAGGGTAAGAAATCTATGAAATAAAAATAACATACACTAGTATATGTAATGAAGATTTCGTATATTATACTATATAATAAAGAGAACTAATGATCATTAAAATATAAAGTTATGGCAAGAGAAAAAAAAGGACCAGCAAAAGGAGAAGGAAAAATGATGTCAAATTTAGCTTTGGGATCACAGGATAGTGCTGCTGCACGTGGTCTTGGTGGTAGCTTACTTTTAGGATTTTCCACATGTAAGCCTGCAGATTGGGATGATAAAGGTGGTCCTGCAGTTGAAGGATTCACATATGTTGTTCCATTACACAGACTTAGAGCTGTTGTGCAAGAGGCAGACAAAATTAAATGGCATTTTGAACCTATGGCTGGACCATCAACAGCATTACCTGCATCATCAGTTGTAGATATAATAGAAATGGCTATTGATATGGATTTTCAGACTGAAGTGTGGAATCAAATTGCAAGTATAATAGGAGGATGGAAAGCAGGTAATACATTTGTATGGGTACAGAATTTCTGTTCACGTGGTGCAACTGCGGGTGGTTCACCTATAGTTATACCTAATGTTACAGATATTACTATTACAATATACGGTGCTTCATAGTGAGTATTTTAACTCAAATATTTAGCAGTGGTGCTACTGAACTTATTAAAGGTGTAGGTGGAGTTATAGATAATTTACATACATCTAAAGAAGAGAAGTTAGCGGCAGAGTTAAAAGTAAAAGAGCTTATAGCTAGTTATGAAGTTCAGATGGAGAAAGAAATAAGTTCAAGATGGCAAGCAGATATGAAATCTGACTCTTGGTTAAGTAAAAATGTAAGACCCTTAGTATTAATCTTTTTAGTAATATCTACGGTATTATTAATATTCATTGATGCAGGAGTAATAAATTTTGTAGTAGAAGCTAAATGGACTGACTTACTACAATTAGTATTAATAACAGTGATAGGTGCCTACTTCGGTGGACGTTCACTAGAAAAAGCAAAGAAATAATGGCAAAATGTGCATGTGGTAAAACTAAATCAGAGGATGGTACTTGTGATGGTTCTCATAAAAAAGAAACTAAGTAATGGAAAAATGTTTAATAAATAGTTGGTCAGGTACAGATAAGAAGAAGAAATCTATCTATGATATATCTATTAGATTAGGTAAAGTAACTGTATTAGAGTTATACTGCAACCCTGGTGTAGAACATAGAGCTGTATTATTTAATTTAGGAATTTGCATTTGTGGCAAAAGCTAAAAGAAACTATAAAAAAGAGTACGCTAAATTTGGTAAGTCAGCTAAAGCAAAAAAGAAAAGAGCTGCGCTAAACAAGTACAATAGAAAGAAGGGAACATATGGGAATGATGATGGCTTAGATGCATCTCATAAGGGAGGTAAAATAGTAGGTTTTGAAAAGTCTTCTAAGAATAAGGGTAGAGCAGAAAAAAGTAGGTTAAAAGGTAGTAAAAGAAAAAAACGTCAAGAAGGTGGACAGTTAGATGTTGCCATCAAATTAGATGTTAATAGTACTGATAGAGTAATAAATAGAATAACAAATAGAGAATAAATTATGGCAACATCAACAATCACAGCAACAATAGGACTATCAGGTCCAGGAATGACATCTCAGTCTTTAGCAGTTGGGAGAGCAACAACATTAGTTATTGATTCTCCTACAATTGAATCAGGAGCAAAGGTAGTTCCAGGAACAGTAAGTACTGGCTTTACTACATTAATAGATGGTACTGCTATTGGTGCAACTGGTGGATATGTATATATCAAAAATACTGAACCAACAACAGCAGCAACCGTAGATATATTTCATGGAGGAGTAGCAGCAGGTTCATTAAAACCTGGTGAATGGGCATTTTTCCCAACAATAGCAACAGAAGTAATTAAAGTTAATTCCAAATTAGGACCAGACACTACTTGTGAGTTTGGGTTTTGGACAGCAGCATAATCATTAATAAATAAAAAATAAATAAAATGGCATCAACAATATCAACAAGATTAATGATTAGTGGGGCAGCAGTAACTTCTGATCCTATTGCAGTAGACTATGTAAGTAATCCTACAGTTACAGCACCAGCAATTGAATCAGCTAGTGTAGATATAACTCCAGCAGGTGTGGAAATATTAACAACTGGGGCAACACCAACACGTACTTTTCTTTATGTAAAGAATACTGGAAGTGTATCTCAATCATATATAACTGTAGGGTTTGATTGTGCTGAAACAGCAACTAATTTCATTAGATTGAATTTAGGTGAATTTTGCTATCTCCCATTAGTTCCTAGTCAGACAGTTACTTTAGATTGTCCAGCAACAGTGACAGGTCATGCAGAATACGGATACTTTACTGCTGTTTAGCATAATATATATTAGAAAGATATTCAATAGACCATTCAGATGCTTCATATGCATCATTGAATAGTTTTTGTTTAGTTATAATCCAAGAATCTTTTTTCTTTTTATATATGGATAATTTCCATATTCCATCTTTAGTAGGTGCTATAATAGGCCAATAGCCTAATTTAAGTAATGATTTTATGTCTGATTCTTCCATTTAGTAAGTTTGTTTTTTCATATTATAAACTATTATAATAAGTACAATTAGTCCTATGACTAGAAAGATGGTGTCTTTATGCATCTAAATCCATACATTTTTCTTTATCTATTCTATCTTGAAGTGCAGCTAATGCTCTCCAGGCTACCTTAGCAAGGTGTAATACTCCATCTTCATCATAATTATCTGCTTCTAATAGGTGTCTCATTAAAGCATCTAGATGATCTTTACTCTTACTTTTATCCCAATGTAATGGTTCACCTGCATGGTGCTGTTCATTACCTATACGTGATACATTAGATACTTCCATCAGTGCATCAGGAAAGTATTTAACTACTCCAGTATATACGGGGTATTTTTTCCTATCTTTTTTAATAGGATAAGGTTTACTAAATTCTAATCCATCCGGTACAGACATCATTACTTTCTGTATTCCTGTATGCTCCATATTACGGTTACTATCCCAATAGTGGTCACTATGTTTATCTTTTTTATCACTCATAATTATAAGAAAAATTCATTACCTGATGTATTATTTTCTTCTACTTCTATCATAACATCTTCTACATCAAACTCTTCAGCAACAGGAGTATCCTGATTTTTAGTACCATGATTGTTTAATATCTCAGATGTCATAAACTTATGAAACTTAGCTTGACTTTCCATCCAATTCCGTGGGTGAGTTTGCTTAAAAGCATGTGTTACATGATTGTAAAACATCCATGCAGTATCCGGATCAACTCCATAATCAAATGAGGAAGAATCTATTTCTGCTTTTACAGATGACATTTGTGTACTATCAATTAGTTTTTCTTCTATGAATAGTCTTCCAACTAATTCTGCTTGCTGAGTTATTGAGAGATTAATATCTTTCATCTCATCCTTATCTTTAAGTAATTCTTTGAAAGTATTTGCAGCTCTACCAATATGTGTAGCAATTGCACCTGATACATCAGAATTTGCTGTACCAGTATGTTTTCTTGCAAAGTTCTCCAAGTCACCGTGGATTATTCCATTATTACATACAAATACATGAGCGCCTATCCCACACTGAAATCTTGTGCTTTTGTCATATGAATTAGTCCAAGCAAACATCATACCCAATTCTTCATCTTTTATGTGTGCATCAGATGTGATATAATATATTCCTTGTGCAACCTTAGCATTAAGGTTTGACCTAAATATTTGTTTCTCTATAGAAAACCCATGACTCTTTAAAAGCTTCTCAGTATGATCTATAACTTCTGTATGTGGTACTACAGTGTATGTTTTCCCATGGTTAGGGAGTGCAGCATTTTTTAAATACTGTCTTGTTGTGAATTTTGGTTTTATATGTCCCATTTTTATTGTTTTTACAAATTTATTAAAATAATTCTAATTGATTGGAAGAAACACCAAGAATATTATTGATTTCTTTTTCAATTGCTTGTATATAATATTTAGTATTAATATCATATTCTTCCCATTTTTTCTCTTCAATCTTGTTGTATACTGTCTGTAACCATTGCCCAGCTTCAAGTTGAATGATTCTACCATCATTCTTATTAACCTTAAGCATCTTAACACCATGATTACTAATATAATATCTGTTTATTTTCTGTAGATTTTCTATATGTTTTTCTCCTTCTACTATACTATTGGATGTTACTTGCCATCCGCCATTTGTTTTTCCACCTATGCAATAGTCAAGAATATTCTTATTTAGTCTAAGGAAATCTTCAGGTAGTATGCCATTAACAAAATACTCATAGATAGCTTGAGGAATAATAAGCTTAGATTTATTCTTATGTAATGCTAAGTTATTAAATTCAAAACGTCCTTTGCATTTAGCTTTGTTATCATTATTGATTGCTATGTAATTATTTACATCTGCTAGTATGATTTTCTTATATTGATCATGTTCTAAGTTAAAGTCTGTTAGCGCCTCCCAGCGTGCACATACTTTAAGATATTCTTCTTTTGCTGATTTAGGAATGATTGTTTCAATACCGTCTGTGTTTTGTAATAGAGGTATAGCATCCGGTATAGCTTCCATAACCATTTCATATAGCATCATCAGTGTAAGTTGACCATTGATGGTGATACGCATAGTAAACTCAGGATCATATAAGAAAGCATTCTTATCATTAGATAAACCATATGTACTATTAAGTATAATTTTATATACATAGTTCATAGGATCACTCTTAGGAATCTTCTTTCTTTCCTCAAAGAACCAATTGTACAGTCTACAGAATTCTTTAGAAGGTAAGTGTGCAGGTGCCCAACCATTAACAATAGCAAGGTTAGGATAGAAACTAGTTACATCAGAAGACATTATTATATTATCATCATCTGATTCATATATACCAGGTCTAGCAGCCCCGTGAGCACCTCCAAGACCAAAGTGTGTCTTCATCCCTTTGTAAGCAACAGAGTACTTAAAAGCACCTTTAATGTTTGTAGGGTCAAGTTCAACAGTTTTAAACCTACTAAGCAACATTTGGAATTCAGGAGTTTTAAACTCAATATAAGGTAAGATAATGTCATTTAATTTGATAACATCTCTATATGTTCTCATACTTTTAAGTTCACGTTTAGGGATGTTTAATTCATCACTTAAGTAATAACTAAACAATTCTTTAGATATACGTGGCTCAGAAGCATTAATAAGGTTAATATTATACTCTTCAGATAGATTTAGCCTTAAACCAATTAGACTCTTGGATCTATTATAGATCTCTTTAGTTGCGTCCACATCATTTATACAATACTCTACGATAGTATCTAATTGCTCTTGAGTAGTTATCTCTGACTCATGATGAATAGGCATATCAAGAATGTTATCCCAATCCATAGTATACTCTATCCACTTAAGACTAGAGCGTTTGGCCGGGTTATCCCAATGATTCAATTTGAATACATCTATCTGAGGTATTTTCATTTCCCATTCAGGAAAGTCTTGAAATTCTCTATTATTTGATTTAGTTATAGCTCTCTGTGCATATGTATAAATAATATTAGCTACTAGATGTCCATCAAGATCTATACCATCTTCATCTTTCCAATCTTTATGATGCTTAAGTATGTTATGTGTTACTTGTGCGTCAAATGCTAATCCATTATAAGATATATGCCATTCTTTGTTTTTTATATTTTCCTTTAGGAAACTTATGAATTCTGTATAATCATTTCTTAACGGGCTGATTACAAAGATTTTAGTCTCTTCAGTTTTATAATGTTTAAATACTGCTACAAAACAATTCTTAAGGGTCTCATAATCCATTACCCAATGATTCATGGCCATATTACTACTATATTATCTTTCATATATTAAAATTTAGAGCCAAAAAAAGGAGCAATAAGCTCCTCGTTCTGGATGGTTAATTAAAAAAATCTAGACTACAATACTAAGTCAACATTCATATTAGTAGCCTTTTCAGCAGGCAGTGCTCTAGGGTCAGGTTGAGGTACAGCATCCGCATCTAAATACTCTTTAAAGTTAAATGAGTCAGCATTCATACAGAAACCATTTATAAAAGTTTCTATTTCCTCTTGTACAGTCACATAATATTCAGCATAAGTTTTAAGGAGTCTTCTCTCTTTCTTTATCTCACCTCCATCTTGTGTTCTTGTGAGTTTCATTTTTTGAGGATCTCCGTTATCATCTAACTTATCTATCATGTGATATGTTTCTTTTGCAATTGTTGATATAACAGCTAGGATCTTACTACCTGGATCAAAAATTGCTTCTACATATGGACAGTCTTTTGAGACTGGAATTAGTTTAAAGGTCTTATTTGGACCCCAGTTTGATGTCGTTAACATCATGCTCTTGCTTAATTGAAGAGGTGGTTGGTTTTTTGTTGCCATTGCTTTTATCTTTTAAATTAGATTGCAAACATACATCATTATTTTTAAATAAGTCTGATTCTGGAACCTTTATTTTCAGAACTTCTTTATCTAAATCAGGTCTATCTGTTAATTCCCATACATTTTGTAGTAATTCTAAACTTACATCTAGATCATCTGCACAATCTTCATGATAATATTCAGGATATATATAACTTTCTACATATTCAGTTATTTTACCTACTTCCCCAAAGAATTTTGTTATAGTCTCTTTAGTTCTTTTTGTAAAGTTTGAATACTTACCTTTTAATAATGCTTCCCAATCATGTGGAAATTTAGAGAAGTCAAATATGTATAAATGAATATTTTTATCTAACTGCTGGTAGTCATCAAACAACTTATTACCTAATAGATATTTATCTTCAAACTTTCTAAACATTTTCCCTTCTTTTTGCTTATATAAGATCATAAACTTTCTCTCATTGAGATCAATTTCATCTTCCCATGCTAGGTATGTCCCAACAGGAACATATTTTGTACCTTTAGGTATACCTAACAGAGGATAGAAGAAAACCTTACTTTTTTGAAAATAGTCCCTATACATTTGCATTATAAAGTCATAGTTTTAGTTAAGAAATCATAAGGAAGATCAAACCTATTCTCCTTGATATGATAATTTACCATTTCTAATATTCCTTTTAAGCCATCACCCCATGCAGCCATGGTGGTGCTCTTAACTGGAAAGTTATACATTTGGTTATACTTATCTATTACTATAAAGTTAAAATTAATTTTGTAATCTACCATACTTTTATCAACATTTTTTGTCACTAATACTCTATATATGGCAGCTTGGAGCCAATAATTATAGAATTCTACGGTCTCAGGGAAGTCTGTAATGGTTTTACCAGTGGTTTTGATGTCTATGATAGTGATCAACTTTTTGTCAGCATCTATAACATATCTATCAATATAACCGTGCATTCCAAAGTCATAATCTTCTAGTGTACACTTAAGATACTTCTCATTGAATACTTCTATACCGTCCATTTCAAAGTCAGTTACTTCATGAGATAATAGTTCCATAATAGATTTATTTTCTTTCATGAGTTCTACAGAACCCTTACACCTTTCAAGCGTATCAGTATCTATAATATCTTTACCGGTTGTTTGAGAGAATGCATAGTAGTCTCCACACTCAGGAGTACGTACCTTAGCTACACGCTTTTCTTCATCCTTTAATGATTGGTACAGTCCTACCTCTTTTAAAGAATCTAAAATCAATTTATCCTCAACTAACACCAACTCTATGGCATCCGTGTAGAGCATAATATTTTTTAAAACTCTACGTAATGTATCAGACGGTAACTTGGATGGCATCACAACAAAGTTCTTATCAAACTCTTCTGGTTGTAATATCAATAGATGTATAAGCTTACCTTGTATTAAATGTTTATCTGTTCTCTCCTCCCTATCCTTAAGTATATAATCCTTATAGAATAGCTGAGGAGAAAAAATTAATTTGTTCAGTGATGAGTAACTGAAGTTAAAAGTCCCAGCCTGCACAGCAGACTGAAACTCTTTCTCTTTATTTATATCTTTTCTCATGTTTAAATTTAAAATGGAAGATCATCAAAACTCCCCGTTATTAATTCTGAATTATTTGTTATTTTTTCATTTATCACTAATGGACTCCTTTTTAACTTATCTTTGTACTCTTGTGTTAACCTAACATCCTTTAGTTCCATCTCAAAAGCACATTCATCTTTAGTAAATCCACAACCACTCATTAGTACTCTTTCAAATACTAACTCACATACATGTTTCATTGCGTCTTCAGTTAATGCATCATCTGCCGCTAATTTTTGAACAAGCATACTAAATGTAGATGTATGACCTGAATTCCAACCACTAATCATATAGTGATCAAATTGTTGACGTATTGCTTTAAAGGCAACTTGATTCCAAACTTTTGAACTTTTCATACTTTCACCATAATGAAAGAATAATAAACCAAGAGCTGTCTTAGACTTTTCAATCTGACAGTTAGCCATTAATGTCATAGCAACATTTTGATCATCATTAGTAGCACTTAACATTTTTTTAACATTATTATAGTATTCCCAATCAATAACAATAGAGTCTTCAGAACAAACTTCATTCACATATATATCTGAAACAAAAGTTCTATTTGCATCTTTTCCAAAAATGGTTTGATGGTGAACCCAGTTAGATGGAGATACATAACTCAGACCAGCTTCTGTAGAACCTTTCTTGAACTTTCCTTCAGTGAAATATAATAAAGGACATTTAAGAAAAGTATCAGAGAGTTCCCAACTTTGAAATCTATCATTCATATATATGTATTCATCATCATCCATATTATCAAAATAACATTTAATGAAATCAAATGATTCTTCTGTAAAGCAATTAACAAATCTAGGATCATTAAGTTTCTTAATGAATTCTGTCTTAGTAAATAAATGTCCATAATAATTCTGCTGTGTAAGTTTCATTATAGTTTTCTCTGATATAACACAGACATCTGCAGCCTCCATATCTCTAACTACTTTAACATCATACTTATTTTTAAGTGTGGTCAATTTATCACGGGATAAAGATAAATGTGGAAATCTATATAATTTATTTATAGTTTTCCAATCTATATCACGTGTTACTAAACTATCTATTAAATCTTGATTACTATTTTTCTGGTTGTAGTTCCAATTGTATTCTGAAATATAATAACCAAATAAGTTAATACTTATATCAGTTTTTTTTATTTGAATGTTTACATCTTTTGTTGCATAGTAATCATCTAGTTCTATATTTAGAGTGTGTATTTTTTTATTCATTGTTTTCTTTTTTTAAGTATTTTCTATATTCTGGTTTAACCTGCACAGTGAATGAATACAATTCTCTATTTGAGATATATATTTGTTCTCTACATATAGGTTCTAATATTTTAAAATTATCTCTATCCATTACTTCTTTACTAATAAAGTGTTCAATTGCTTGTTCAGCATTCAATTGTGCAAGTTCATTTATATCTGATACATTATACCAATACTTTACATCTTTATTTCTAGACCACTGATACTCTTGATTACCAAGTAATTGACTTAACTGCCACATTAATGCGGGTGTCTTAGTATGATCTATTGTACATAATAAAGAACCTAGTATTTCTCTATCTTCACTATTAGCTTCCCACATGTTTGTCATTGTAGCTAATAATTCTGTAGTTAATACTTGAACATTACTAGAAGAGCTAAGTATAGTATCAACATCAACTACAGCTAACTCTTCATTTCGTACTAGATCAGCTAAATTCAATGCAAGACCGCTAATTAGATAGTTATCAAAAGGTCCTGAGTCATAGTCTAATTGAGATAATGAATGATATTCTGCAATTCTTCCATCATATATTACACGTGATAGTTCAGGTGTATTTTGACAATACTCAACAAACTTTCTACCTAAATGGTCATCATTATCCTCACTTGGTATTAGAACATAACCATTAGTAAAGTGGGTTAATAATGATCTTACAGAAAAATTATCACTGGTTCCAGTAATATCACTGATAAGAGTTTCACAACCAGATATTATAAAATCTGCTGCCTCATAATCATTAGTAAGAGTTATACTATGTTCTTTGCATGCTTCTTTTATTCTATCTGCTGATACTGAAGACCCGGGTAATATAAATCCTTTATTAAGAGTAGTTAAATTATTAGTTGTTTCTGTTGTCAACAAATCATTTATGTGATAAAATGCAGAGTCATCCTCTGTACCTAATATATCATATATATCTGCAAAAGGACCAGAGGTGGAGTATACACCATAGTATACTCCTTCCTCAATGCCCAATCTTTTAGCAGCGTTATCATCAATATCTTGAAATATTGTTTTCTTTGCCATTATTTTATAGTCATTTTAATTATTGCTGGGTTCATCATCATCTTATTGAACTTTTGTTTGTTCCCATTAAAGATACTCCTAACAACTAAATACTTCAAGTCATCAGTAAAATAATCTTTAGTACACAATGCAATCAATCTATCTGTAATCTTCTGAGATATAGTATTCTCTTTAGAATATACAATTGAAAAGTTTGCAAGTCTTGTTGCTATACATGATGCTATATCTGCACGATATGTATCATCTTTTCCAACACAACTTCTTAGTTCACCAAGAATATATTTCTCATCTGAATGAGTTAATAGATCTTTAGGAGTTATTAATCTATCTAACTTGTTATTAATAAACATAGTGAATAAAGATGAGAATTCCTCACCAACACTACCTTCACCAATCATTTGGATTAAAGATAAGTTCTCTTCAAACTTTTCAAAGCTAGATATTGCATTAAAGAACGTTGATATAGATCTTGCATTAGTCTCTTGAGTTACAAGTTCAGGATGCATCAACAAGAAGTTAATACATCTTGAGTCAATACCTGCTCCCTCAGCCCATTTAGCCCATACATTAATATCAAACTTTAGATTAGCTGATATATAACGAGTCTTTTGTGCTGAATCCACAGAGTTTACCATATAGTCTCCATTATCTGGGTTAGCTGTTAGTATAATATGCCAGTCCTGTGGTAATGTCCATGAGATATAAGTTTGACGGTCAACTAATTCCATACATGCTTGAATAAATCTTACATCAGCTCTATTCCAATCATCTAATAATAGTATACCACCTTGTTTCTTATCAGCAATCCATTCTGGTGCACAATAAGACATTCTATTTTTACCTCCCATTTTGTAACCACTCTTTAAGTAGTCACTTACAGCCATCTCATCAACCCATTGACCAACTTTCTTAGTTACAGTTGTTGGCATCTTAGCTAAGTCTTCAGAAGCGGCTGCTCTAGAGTTATAGTTTAATATTTCTTTCTCAGACATCTTAACTGTCTTTTCTTTATACATTTGAAATTGTCTTACAGGAAATCCTACTAGATCACCTAACTCTTCTATTTGTGCTAGATTTAGTTTAACAAAATCTAAGTTATGTTTCTGTGCCATTTGCATTACAGCTGATGTTTTACCAATACCTGATTCACCTACTACTTCTACAGCTACAGGGTTTTTACCATCTTTTTGTAAGAATCTATTGTTAGATATAATGTGATCTACAAATCCTTCTAGTTCTTCAATGTTTAAATTTACTTCTGCCATTTTCTTTTTTTTATTTGATTAATTAAGTTGTATTTTTTGTCCTGGTAAGTCTTCATTAACGTTACAGTAATTTGAACTACTGTGTACCCATAATGCATTCTTAGGACAGTCTGTTGGAGTACCTGCTTCTCCATCTGTTAAATATATTAGAGCCGTATAGGTTCCTTTCTTTTCATTATAATGATCTACTACTGGTTGAAAGCATGTGCCTCCTCTTCCAGTTATATCCCAATCTTTCTTGGGATTAAATACTTCTATGCTACCTATTTTTGTATCACATTGAGCTACAGTGATTTGATGCCCAGTCTTATGCATATGACCTAACTCATTCATAAATTCTTTAAGTTCATCAGTTGATACTGAGCCAGATGTATCTACACCTACAAGGATATGATTCTTAAACTTAATCTTCAGTCCCGGGTTGCCTGTATACCTTTTGTTATACTTACGCCTAAGCTTCTTTGTATAAGAGATAGATGAATTACCAACAAATCTTCTTAGATACTGTTTCCAGTTAAATGATGGTGGTTCAACATGTAACAATCTACGTATTACGTCACTGAGTTCACCAGGTATGTTACCACATCTTTTAGTTGTTTGTTCAGCAGTTTCTTTCATCTGATGTTCAACTTGTTTTTGGACAAGTTTTTTATCAGCTTCAGATAGGTCATCAAATTCATCCCATGTAGGGTGATCATATATACTGTTACCATCCATTTGATTAAGTATGTTCTCTAACCCAGGGCAGTTACCATCTTCTTGTGCTTCTTCCAATTTTTCATAATAGTATGTGGTACCTGCTCTTTCATCTAAGTTTAGGTCAGGAAAGCATTCTAAAGTTACACCGCCTTCTGGTAAGTAGTCATCTTCTATATATTGGTTAATCTCTAAGTCAGCAGCTATATTAAATAGCTTAGGACATTTAAAACTATCTCTTAATATAAGATGCCCAAAGGATATATGTAATAGTTCATGTTTAATTAATCCCATTCTTTGTTTTTCAGTTAGACCTAACATGAATTCAGGATTCATTGTCAGTTGTACACCTATACCATTTTTACTTACACCTGCTGTAGGTATTCTATCTGAGTATGTTTTATTTAATCCAATGAGAAATAAACCATAGTATGGTTCTTTAAACATTAGTGTTTTAGTAGCTTTTGCTACAATATCCATTATATTATTCATGTAATTTAATTTGTGTTAATGTGAAATTTTTCATTACCTGGTCTAGGTTATGAAATTTTAATACCTGGTTCATTGTATATAACAATTCTTCTCTGATCAACTGTGTGCATAGTTTATCCTTGTTCATCTTGGGTATTAACATATGAAGTGAGTCATCAAGGCAGAAAGTTGTATGTTTTCCTACAAAATGTCTCATTCTACTGTGGGTAGTATTACGACTTTCATTACGGCTTATCCTCCGTGCCATGAGTGTATTGATAGTCTGTGATAGTGAATGCTTTCCCCACAGATTTAATGCCAAAAAAAAATCCTCATCAAGTGAGGATTCAAACATTTTCTGTAAATTATTAAATTTATCTATATCAAGTATTTCTTTTTTTATTTCTGTCATCTTTTATTTCTATTATTACTCCTGGTTTTTCCTTATCATATGAATACTTATCAAAGCATGGTATGATGTACTCACAGTTATCATCTACTATCCAACCGTGTTTAGTCATATCATCCTGTACAGTTTGTGCAGGGTTCAAGTAATCAAACTTGTGCCTTGATCCTCTTATAAAAGTAAAATGTATATACACGGGCAGCTCATACTTACTGAACTCTCTAACAAATTCAATAGCATTATCTTTAAATAGTTTCTCAGTTTCTTTTCTGTACTTCATAACAGTCTTACTTGCTATAAAGAACTTTCCAGTCCACCTCCTACTATTCTTAGAACTTGGTACGTTCCCCGGTATCCACCACTTCATATTGAGTCTTTAATAATTTTAAATAATTTAGGCATTACATTAGTTGATCCATATTTAGATACTGCATCTGATATATCTTTCTCTGATTTAAGATGAACTGAGTTTATCTTATACAGTTTCTTATACTTCTCCATACCTATATGACCTGCTTCATCATTGTCCAGCAAACATACAACCTTTTTATACTTTGACAAAAGATTTTGGATTATATATGGTTTAATCATAGTGTTCTCTGAGTCAGGTGCAATAACATCTACACCAAAATTGAAACTAAGTATACACAATGCATCCTTAAGTGAACTACATATAACTAAATACTTCTTACTATACTCTAACTGATCCAGGCCCTGAAGATAAGACTTAACCTTTATGAACTTATGTTTCTTTTGTTTAGGTTGGTATATCTTATATATCTCACCGGCCTTATCATAGTAACCATATATCATAGGATTTTGAAGAGTGATTTTACTTATATCATTAGCCTCTTCTTTAACCATAGTATAATACTCAATTGGTCTAACATTAAACTTATTTAATAGAGTAGTCCCAATATTATATTGTAACCAATAATTTGCATCTGATTCATTCCAATCACGGTTCTTGATATAGTCTACCTTATACTTAGCTACAGGTATATACTCTATATCTTTCATACAACCATTTTCTCTAATAAATGCATTGTAATCTTCAGTGATTCTAAATAAAGCTTGAGAGTAACTTAAATCAAATACAGCTTGCACTATATCTATCTTACTTCCTTGCTTACCAGTGGAGAAATCTTTATATCTATACTCATTACGGTTGGTATCTAAATATATAAACATACTTGGAGTCTTATCATTAGGATTAAAAATAGATTTAATCTTAACATCTTGACCAGTTAATCTTTCAGGTAAGTCTAAGTAGTATTCAAATACCCAACTACTTTTTATATCTTTTTTCTCACTTGCAAAGTTCTTTGTAGTTATCATAGTAATAGAAAGGGGACAGTTTCCCATCCCCTCTATTTAAATATTACAACTCAAAGTCTGACTTAACAGCTGTTGGTTCAAAGTCTTTCTTTACTTGACCATTAGTCTCAGCTTTTTTAGTCACTGCTCTTACATGTGTAGATGGATCAAATGTAATCAATCTTGAATTCTCTGAATCCTTTGATTCCATAGGTACACCATCCTTAGATAACTTAGGAAGATATAAATCATTATTAATATACCCTTCTTTGTTTTCCCATTCACGGCTAGCTAAACAAGTGTTTATAAAATTACTATTAGAGAATAAAGAATTAACTGATGACATGAAGTCTTCAATTGTATTAGCTTCTATAGAGTCTAACTCAGTTCTCTTTCCTAACACTTCACTTAAGAATATCATAGACTTTAAGATCTCTTGATCTTTACTAATCTCTCTACCGCTAGCTAATGTAGTATCTTTGAAAGGGAATGGTGAAACTCTTACTCTTCCAATCTGACCTTCATATCTACCTTTAGATTCATTATCTTTATCTCTAAAGAATCCTTCAAACTCTCCACCAACTGGTTCAGTTTCCATATGCATATTTATATTATATGCTTCTCTGTCATATGGTGTTTGATCTAATGTAATAGAATTAATTCTTACTACTGAATTTCCTGGACCCATTAATGGTCTTGTCTTGCCGCTCCCAACGGTCATGTCTTTAGTGTTTAACATACTTTCTTTTTTTGATTAATTAATTGATTATTTTTCATACTCTGCTATACAGTTCTTTACTAACTGTAGGTCATTATCTATAAAGGACTCTTCAAACATGTCCATTGGAGCTTTACATGTGTTCTCTCCATTATTTACTGTATCAAATCCATATTCTAAACCATCTTCTGTTTTCTTTATTCTACCAAATAATACTGTGGAGAATAATCCTTCCAAAGTTAATACATTATCTATCATCTTACCAATAGTTTTTGCTTTAACTTTCCTATGTCCATTACCATCTACTGTATCCTCTGAGTGAGTCATGAAAAATATAGTTAAGTCTTCTCTCATATCTTTAGGCATCTTAGCAACTTGTGCTAGGTTGGCTGCTATTTGAGTAAACTTATCATATCCTTTTTCATTAGCTCTATCAAAGTATTCAAAGCTGGACATATATTGCCAGTCATCTATGACTAGTGTTTTAATATGTAACATTTTTTCATTAACATGTTGCATTGCTTTAACTATACCAGGTGCTGTAGAAGCTGATGTCATGTTACCTTTTGCATTATCTTTAGAAATCATAGTATATGTTTTCTTCCAACCTTTGAAAGGTAGAGGTTTATTTGCAATGTTAATTATAAATGTTTCTTTAGGATCTAATGTCCTAATTGCTGTGGACTTTCCTGTCCCGGAGTCTGCTATGACTAATACACTTTGTGCCATTTTATTTAGTTTTATTTGAGCTGATTAGTATTTCTATTCGGTTCATTTGTCCAGTTTATTAGTTAAAAAACTGGACACATTATATGTATTTGCATATCTATTGTTTTAGTTCCTTGGTCCTGTGTCTGGTGATAAACCTCCTGTACGTGTTTTACCATCATACCTCTCTTCATTTTCTTTTGCTATTAGTACACTAGCTGCCCACAATTCTGCAAATCTTATTAGTTGTTCTTCTGTGTATTCACATTTCTCTGTTGCTGGATCAAATACTGAATCCCATTCACGTATAGCGTCTGAGTGTAGATATTCTTTTGCTGTTATTGCCATTCTATTTTAATT